TAAATATTGCGGCCTTAAAAAAAGAACTTGAATTAACAGATAAATTACTTAATGAAAGGCAAAAATTATTAGATGCTATCCCGGAATGTGAAGTACATGGAAGTTGTGTGCCACATGCGTTAGAATGGATTGAAAATATGAAAACTTTAAAACAAAAAATATTAGAATTACAGCAATACTATTTAGGTGGTGATTGTGAGAGTTGGTGTTGGATGAAAAAAAAGGATAAATACCATAACCCTAAGACTGAGGAATTATACATAGAATTATCTGATATTGAAAAACTATTAAATGAACCTACTTAAATATATAAAATGGTATTATAGAATATACAGAATAAGGTATAAAGATTCTAAATACTACCCTATACCTAAAGAGCAGATTAAGAAAATAGCTAAATTTATGAGTAATGGAAAGAGATGAATACATAAAATTTTTAATGTGGTTTCGAACAGAGATAGGCGATGAAACGCCTGTAAACCACGAGTATTTTGTTGATAAATATATGAATTTAGAAGAAGATGAATAACCACAAAACATATTTTAAGCGTAATAAGTTTAATGCCAAGTCAACAAAATATGGTGATAGGTATTACGATTCTAAATTAGAAGCTAGTTATGCTATGGAATTAGATTGGCGTAAAAAAGCCGGGGAGATAAAAGATATAGTGCCTCAATACAAAATAAGCTTAGATGTTAATGACGTTCATATAGCTAACTATTTTATGGATTTTAAGGTTGTATTATCAGACGGTACAATAGAAATGCACGAAGTTAAGGGGGCAGAATTACCTCTTTGGCGCATGAAATGGCGATTATCAAAGGCTTTGTATCCTGATTGGAAATTTATCTTGATAAAGTAAATAATAATTCGTATTTTAGTGATTAATAACTAAATAAATAGAAATTATGACAAAAAAAGAACTAGTTAAAAAAGCATCCTTATCAACAGGGATAGAAGAAAAAGAATGTGGCGCAGTATTAGAAGCTATGTTAATGGTATCAAAAGACGCTTTAATACAAGGCAAAAGAATAACACTCCGAGGCTTTGGCACGTTTAATGTAATAACTCGAAAAGCCAAAATAGGGCAGGACATTTCTAAAGGAATATCTATCGAGATACCCGAAAAGAAAACGGTGAAGTTTGTTGTTTCTAAATTATTGAAAAGTAGGTTGTAAGTGTACAAGCACAAAGAATACGGTTATTATCTTAGAATGATTCGTCAAAGAGAATCAGGAATCAATACTTATTTGATAATTGATAAAGATAATAACCCTGTTCTTAAAGTACCGCCTTGGAGCAATTCAAAACATAAAAAAGAACAGCATAGGATTATTAAAGGATTTGATAAACTTGTAAAACTATGAAACATAGATTTCCTTACGAATGGACTTTGAAAGATGCAAATTTCACAAAGGACAAAGGAACGGTATTTAGTTGCTTTGCTTGTGGTGGCGGAAGTTCTTTTGGTTATAAATTAGCGGGCTTTGATGTAATAGGATGTAATGAAATTGACCCCAAAATGATGGAAGCATACAAAGCAAACCACAATCCCAAATATGCTTATTTAGAACCTATACAAACATTTAAACTAAGAAAGGATTTACCCAAGGAATTATACAACCTTGATATTTTGGATGGGTCGCCACCTTGTAGTAGTTTTTCAATGGCTGGAAACCGGGAGAAAGATTGGGGCAAAGAAAAGAAGTTTAGAGAAGGACAAGCAGAACAGGTTTTAGATAACCTATTCTTTGACTTTATAGACCTTGCAAAAGAATTACAGCCTAAAGTTGTGGTTGCTGAAAATGTGAAAGGGTTAATACAAGGAAATGCTATTGAATACGTTCGTAAAATATACCGTGAATTTGATTTAGCGGGTTATTATTGCCAACATTGGTTATTAGATGCTTCAAAAATGGGAGCGCCACAACGTAGGGAAAGGGTGTTTTTTATTGCAATGCGAAAAGATATTGCAAAAGATTTCCTTTACCAAAAAGATTTATTTACTGTGGTCCCGAAATTAGAATTACAATTTAATGAACCTAAAATACCTTTTAATAAAATAAGTCAAAAAGCTAAAGAATTTGATAAGCAGGTTTATATAGATAAATGGGAACAATTACCAGAGGGATTAAGTTGGGATAAGGTAAGCGAAGAAAACAGATTTAGCACAATAAAAATAAACTTTGATAATGTACTACCAACAATTACAGCAAGCCAAAGAAAAAGTTTTTATTCTGGGTTTTTGCACCCTAGACAAAAAAGAAAATTGTGTGATAAAGAGTTTATTTTGGGTGGAACATTCCCGATTGATTATAATATAGGAAATCAAAAAAGCGAAAACTATACAGCTTATTTAATAGGAATGAGCGTCCCGCCTGTTATGATCGCAAATGTAGCAACCGAGATTTATACACAATGGCTAAATAAAATATAATGCTCAACTCAAAATCAATAAAGTCTTATAAATGATACATCTAAAAGCATTAATAATTTGCAATGTTAACGGCGGGGTAAAGCGTAAAAGAATAACTTTAAAACATGTAAAGCTATTCTTTAAAAATACAAAGGAATTATTAAATTTTATTGTAAACAGACAAAATGCATTAAGCAAAAAATACAATGTAGAAGTGATAATACACTCTCAAACTATAGAATGATGAAAATATTTAAAAAAACACAATTACTATAAATGCATTAATATGACACAAGATTTTATTGATATGACATATTTTGAAAGGCTACTCGCAGAAATAATCTACCATAGGTGGAGTACTTTGCCAGCACACTTAAAAATAATATATAATAATGGTGAAAAATTCACTAACGAGCGGGCTCGTCTAAGGATTGCTATTTGGACAAGATATATAAATGTTAATAAAGATGCTTTTAATAATCCCGGGAATTATACCTTTGAAAGAAGGCAATCGGTAAACCTATAAAATCATGAACGTATTTCAACAAACACAATTACTAGAGACTCTTTTCCATAGTTCTATGAGTGAATTAGACAGTGTTAGAATACAGGAATTATTAAGGTCTTGTTATATAAAAATTAATTCCTTAAAAGATACAAGGAAAGTAAAATGCCGGTCTAAAATAAGGTACTGGTCAGATAAAGGATTTTTACAATCAGAGATTGCGGCATTATTTAATATAAGTCAATCCACAGTGTGGAATATTTTATCAAAACTATGGTAGCCATGAAAACACAACTACTAAATGAACTAACGCATCTTTTTATTCTTGAAATAGAAGTAAAGAATAGGATAAAAAAAACATCAAAACCCTACGATCTTTCTATTTATTACAATCTTATAGAAGGTATTCGGGGCGATATTTATAAAGCCTTTATTGAAATAGACAGTAAGGAACTTAATCGGTTAACTAAAAATAATTGATATGACAAAGAAAGAGCTAAACGAAATTATAAATGAAATTCAAAAATCTAAAGAAAAAAGCTTGGGATTAAGAAAAATAGATTTATTATAGAACAATTTAACCATTAAATCTAATGTTATTCGCCACAAATATTTGTTTATGTCGGAAATGTTTTGTAGTTTTGAAATCGCTAAACGATAAGAATATGCACTCCTTTGTGCATGAAAAGGCTTTGCAGCTTTTTTAATTTGTCAAAATAAATACCCGGAGAAATCCGGGTGTTTTTAGACACTTTTAGGTAAATAAAAATATACTTTAAATGACAGATACAGAAAAAATAAATAAAATATCCAACAGAATAAAAATTTTAGGATTAAAACATAATCATGTTGCTAAAAGAGTTGATATAACTAATGTTGAATTATCTCATTACTTAAATCACAGACGTAGAATGCCTATTGAAATATATACAAAATTAACTGCATATCTAGGAATGTAGATATTTATTTATGTAGATAAGTAAATAATTATATACAAACAATTATGAGTAAAACAAAATTAGATTACATAAAAGAGCTAGTTCAAATAGCTTTTGATATAGACGAAAAGGCGAAAAAGGCACATGAAATAACCAAAGAAGTACAAATAATGGCATCCTTAGCACGGCAAGGATTGAAAGATACCAAAGAGTTCAAGTCACTTGAATTAAAGCATAGGCAACCACGTGTGAATGATTTTGGCGACGATGTTTTGAGAATACAAAGAATTGTAAAATCCCTTAAAAGATATTCTTGGTAGGGCTAACTAAAAACAAGAATTATGAAAACATTAATATTTATAACATTAAAAGTACTGGAAATAGCTTTAATTCCTTTGGTGATTTTTATATTTTATTGGATTGGTTATGCATACATCCTATTAACTGAAAGTTCCATAGATGACTATAGTATAGGCATACTATGTATTGCTGGGTTTGCTTGTTTATGTTTAATAGCTATCAGTGTAATAGGTCTAATTATTATTATAATAGCAATAAAACCATGGATTCAAACCAACAAAAAGCTAACAGAGAAAATCTATAACAAAATAAAGAAATGAAAGCAGGAGAAAATAACGGGCTACAAAAAGCAACCGACAAAATAAAAGACCTTTCTAAAGCAATAGGACACATGGGAGAAATAGGAAAACAAGCGTCTAAAGCTGGGACTGAATTAGCTTTAGTGGCTTTATCTCTACGAATCATAGCAACCAAATGGTGGCAGTTCCGGAAAAGGAATAAATTAGCCAAACAAGCAAAAGAATTAGCTGAGAAAAACGATATAAAATGGTAAACTATGAAAGCAGAAAACATTGAAATAGCAAAGGATCTTTTTAAAAGGAAAAATTACTTTGAGGGAGTAAAAGATAGTCTCATAGAGTTAAAACACTCAATAGATACTGAGATCGAGATATCTTCTCCATTATGTGACATACGAGTGTCTTTTTCAAGTGCTCATGTGTGGGATGATTTAAATGAAGAGTTTTTAAAATCTTATTTAGAACTTGCAAATAATAATCTAAAATCAATTGACCAGCAAATAAAAGAATTGTAAACTATGAAAAAGATTTTAATATTAATTTGTATAATATCATGTTCATGCAATAATCTTGTAGATAAGAACGACTTACTTTTTGATATGTACTTCAATGAAATTGATAATTACAATTATTATGTATCAAAATATTTAGAAAACATACATGATAAAGAATTAAGAACATCTTATTCAGACTCAGCTTCAATGTCTGCTTATTGTTCTGGTAAAATTGAAAGTTATTTAGAAAAGTAATAATATGGCAAAAGATAAAAATTCATTTATAGCTTATTGTGATTGGGGTGCTATTTTTAAAGAACTACCAGACGATAAAGCAGGGCAATTAGCTAAGCATTTATTTTCATATGTAAATGATGAAAATCCAGTAACAGATGATTTAATTATAAATGTTTCGTTTGTAAGTATTAAAGCATCTTTGAAAAGAGATTTAAAAAAATATGAGCATTACATTGATAATCAACGAGAAAACGGTAAAAGGGGAGGGAGGCCAAAAAACCCAACCCTTTTAGACGAAACCCAACCCTTTGAAAATAAACCCAAAAAACCTGATAGTGATAGTGATAGTGATAGTGATAGTGATAGTGATAGTGTAAATGAAATATATAAATTATATCCTTCAAAATGTTTTGTTCAAAATAGGTCAACTGGAAAATGTTTAAAAGATAAGACTAAAATAAAAATGCTTTTAAAAAAACATTCTCATGGACACATAATTAAGGTAATAAATTTATATCTTGCTGATTGCAAAAAAACAAAAACATATGTAAAGAATTTTTCTACATTCCTAAATAATCTACCCGACATTAACGAACATGTAGAAGTTAAAAATACAATTCCTAAATGGGAATGTAAATATAATGCAGCTCCTACAAAAGTGTTTGAATGTGATACAGAAGATCAAGCAAGAGAGCTATATTTTAACTTTGGTGGAGTTTATCCTCAAAAAATAATTAAACTAAACTAATGCAAATCAACGGATTCGAAATAGAGAAAGAAAATATTCATAATATACCTGAAGGTGTCAAATCTCATACTTGCCCTATATGTTCTGAAAGCAGGAAAAAGAAAAATGATAAGTGTACGAAGGTTAATTGGGAGTTAGGATTTTTAAAATGTTATCATTGTGGCGAGGTTGTTCAGTTGCATGAATGGAAGAAAAATAAAAAAGAAATTAACTATAAAATACCAGAATGGACAAACTCAACTAAGCTTAGTGAGAATGTTGTCAAATGGTTTGAAGAAAGAAAAATAAGTCAATTTATATTAAGACTAATGAAAATCGGTGAAGGAATCGAAAATATGCCTCACTTGACAGACAAAGGGATGATATGGAAAGAAAAGAACACTATTAAATTTCCTTATTTTAGAAATGGAAATATAATTGATATAAAATTCAGATCAGGAGATAAGAAATTTAAGCTTTTTAAAGAAGCTGAAAGGATAACGTACAATCTTGATAATATTCAAGGACAAGAAATTATCTACTGTGTAGAAGGTGAGCTAGATGTATTAGCAGTTATGGAATGCGGCATACATAATGTATGTAGTCCACCTAACGGCTTTACTTTAGGAAGTATTAACATAGATTGGATTAATAATGATGTTGAGCACTTTATAAAAGCTGAAAAAATAATACTTGTATTCGACAATGATATCCCTGGAGAAAATGGCAAAAAAGAATTTTTACGAAGATTTGGAGCGCATAAATGTTTTATAGTTGATCTTAAAGACTGTAAAGATTCAAACGATTACTTAATCAAATACGGTAAAGAAGAGCTTAAAAAAGCTCTTGAAAATCATATTGAAATACCTCTCGAAAATGTAAGCATATACAATGACTACAAAGATAAAGTAAGGGAGTTTTTCTTAAATGGCATGCCTAAAGGAATAATAACTGGTAATCTTGGAGGTCTTGATGAAAACTTTAGTTCTGAATTTGGGCAAATAATACTTGTTACTGGTATTCCTTCGATGGGTAAGAGTGAGATAGCAGACCAAATGATAATCGGATACGCCGTTAAGTACAGTTACAATATTGGAGTTGCAAGCGTAGAGAATAAGCCAAATGAACTGCACTTTCAAAAGATAATTAAGAAATTAAACGGTATTACCCCGACTGAAAAAAGTCACTTTAATAAGAATTTTGAAGCATGCGAGAAGTTTGCTAATGACCATTTTGTAATGATAGACTTAGACGATGGGTATGATTTGGAACGGGTTTTATTAAAAGCTGAAGAGCTTGTTTATCGAAAAGGTATAAGAATACTTGTAATTGACCCATTTAATAAAATAAGATACAAAGGAAAGGTTGAAAGTATAACCGGGAATAGAACTAACGATTATACAAGTGTATACTTGCAGGCTATTAATGATTTTGCTGTTAAATTTAATGTTATTGTTATCTTAGTGGCTCATCCTATTAAAATGTCAAAACTAGAAACTGGAAAAAGAGCAATTCCAGACTTTTATGATGTAAAAGGAGGTGGTGAATTTTATGATATGTGCCATCATGGTATTGTTGTACATAGAGATTATGCTTCAGATTTAACACTAATAAGAACGTTAAAAGTTAAATTTGCTCACCTAGGAGAGAATAATAAAGATGCGTGGTTTAAGTATAATATTAACAATGGCAGACTATGTGACGTTGTTGGAACTCCTGAGACAATGGAAACTTTACAAATTCAATGGGATAATGAAAACTGGGTAACTAGAGAAAAAACAACAGAAAACAATGATGATTTAAAAGATATAGAACCTGAATTTAATTGGTACGATAAAGAAAATAATGAAATACCTTACTAATGAAACAAGAAAACGAAACATACAAACATAGATGTGCTATCGAGGTTTTAAGAGGATGGATAAATAATAATTATATTCGAGTTGTTGCAGAAGAACAATTCTCCATGAATGGGCTTATTAAGTTTATCCCAGATTTAACATGTTATGATAAAAACGGGATTAGTGTAATTTATGAAGTTGAACACACTTGCCCTATAAATGCGTTTAAATTAGCTAAGATGCAGTTGTATTTTTGGAAACATAATATAAGCCCTTTAGTATATGAAATAAAAGCAGGTTGGATTTTAGATCAAAAATGTAAACCGAGTAAATTAGATACAATCCGAATGATATGACACTTTTAGAAATAACAATAATATTTATCTTAGTATCTTTTATCGTGTTGGTGATAAGAGGACATGTAAATAATATAAATAAAAACTAAAACTATGAAAAGTAAAAAAGTAAAAGCTTACAAAGTATTGAATTCTGATTGGACTTGTAGAAGTTTTAAATATGAAATAGGTAAAACCTATACTCACAAAGGCGAAATATGTTTGTGCGAGTCAGGATTCCATGCGTGTAAAGAGGCTGTAGATTGTTTTAATTATCATTCTTTCGATCCAGAGAATAAAGTAGTCGAAGTAGAATTAACTGGCAAGATTATTCATGGAGAAGATAAATCAGTAGCTTCTAAAATAACTTTAATTAAAGAAATAGGATGGGATAATGTTTTAAAGTTAGTAAATACTGGCAAGAACAATACAGGGCACAGTAACTCAGGGGACAGTAACTCAGGGAACAGGAACTCAGGGAAC